TCTACAACTGCTACAGAAGTAAGTTATTTAGCTGGTGTTACAAGTGCAATACAAACACAATTAAATACTAAGGCTGCAGATAACGCTGTAGTTCACTTAGCAGGAACTGAGACAATTACTGGTGCTAAGACATTTAGTGGTGGGTTAAGTTCAAATGCTTTAACACTTACTGGTGCATTAAGTGGAACTACTGCAAGTTTTAATAGTACTTTAGCTGCAAGTAGTACAACGTTAACTGCTGCGGCTAATAATTATCCAAGTGGAGCATTAAGATTAAATTCATTTACTGGAGGAACATCTATATATTTAACAGCAAGTGGTGGATTTTTCGCATTGTCCAATGGAGGAGGAGCTGACCACTTGTTAATAGCATCTACTGGTGCTGCTACGTTCTCTGCTAATGTAACCGCAACGGCTACATCAACATCTGCTCCAAGTACTGGCACTGGTCTTTATTTAGGATGGGGTAGTTCTGCAAGTAACTTTAATGGCATAAACTTTCAAGGAGCATTTGCTACTGATATGTATTTTGGTAGAGCAGTATCAAGTGATGATTTAGTAATAAGGTCAAGTGGTGGGGAGAGAGTGAGATTTACAACTGCTGGTGCTGCTACATTCTCAAGTAATGTTATATCGAATGGTTACATACAAATAACCAACGCAACTAACCCTTCTTTGTATATAAACAATACAACAGTTCAATGGCAAACATATGTAAAATCAAATAGTAATATTGCAATAAGCGATGCCGTAAGAGATGTTTTAACTTTAGGATATAATGGTTCTGCAAGTTTCTTTCAAGGTTGCAATGTGGGAATCGGAACGAGTAGTCCTGGTGCTATTTTACACACATTATCAAGTTCAGGTAATGGTGGGATTATTGCTACTACTTCTGCAACAACATTATTTACTGAGTATAGAGTAAATACATCTACTGCGGTTGGCTATATTGGCAATGGTAATGGAATTCTTACAGGGGGTGGAAATACTAATTTTGGTGTTAGGTCAGAAAATGATTTGTTATTTGCTGCTGGTGGAAATACCGAACGAATGAGGATAACCTCTGGAGGCAACGTTGGAATCGGAAAGACTAATCCTCAAAACATACTTTCTGTAAATATACCTTTTACTACTAATGGCGTATTATATCCTATTATAGTAGGTGAACTATCTACAAATGAGCTGGGTGGTATGTATATAGTAGCTGATGCTGTAAATAATCCAATAGGAGCAGGTTTAGCTTGGAAGGTATATCAACAAAATATTGGGCCTATAGAAAAAATGCGTATTTCTAGTAATGGAAATGTAAATATGGCTTCATTAGGCACTGGAACAGTTCAAGCTACAAGCGGAACTTTATCTACCATTTCTGATATGAACTTAAAAGATGAAGATGGCTTTATAGATAATGCTTTAGAAAAAGTAATGAATTTAAAACCAAGATATTTTCATTGGAAAGAGGAAAGTGGATTACCTACTGATTTAAGACAATTAGGATTTTATGCTCAAGAGGTAAATGAGGCATTAGGAGAAGAGGCTGCAAACACTCCAAAAACAGAAAATGACAAATGGGGTATTTATGATAGAGGTATGATTGCATTTTTAACTGCTGCTATCCAAGAGCAACAAGTTCAAATAGAAGAATTAAAAGCATTGATTGCAGCTAAATAATTTTACCTAAATTTGTAAAAATAACCAAATATGACAATAACATTAAACGCAGAGCAAATTAAGCAATTAGATGGCTTTTTTCAAGAGTTACCGACAAAGTATGGCTTACCCCTTATTAAGTTCTTTGGTGAGCTAAATGAGGCTCAAAATGGCCAACAAACGGATTCTAAAGAAGTAGAGGTAGAAGGATAATGAAAGACTGCGGATATGCTATACGAAAGGCTTATTTCGACAAGATAAATGCTAACAACTACGAGTTATCGGTATATGATACCATAGCTCCAGATGGTTCAGAGCCTCCATTCTTGCTAATAAGCTCACAGACGTCAGTAGAGAATAGCGACAAAACAAGCTATAACTTTGATGTAAGCATACAGTTTGACATAGTGTATAGGACATTTAAGTCTGGTGAAGTAGGTCAAAAAGCCGTAGACCAATGGGCTAATGACTTATTGGAAATCATAGGAGTAGCTCCTGCAGATTACCCAAATGCTTCTCCAGATTTCAAAATAGTTACAAGGAATATGGTATCAAACCAGGCTACTTTTGACTATGTAGAAGAAACATATATTTTTAGAAGAGTTATAGTAGTTAATCACTTTGTAACTCAAACAACATAAATAACATAAAAAACAAATAAAATGGCAACAACTGGTGTATTTAACGGAACCCTATTGGTAGTAAAGATAGGTGGAGTAGCTGTAGCTCACTCTACATCTTGTTCTTTATCAGTATCAACAGACTTACCAGATTCTACTACAAAAGATAGTGGAGGATGGGCTCAACAAATTCAAGGACTTCGTTCTTGGTCAGTATCAACAGATGGTTTAGCGGTTATCGAATCTGCTGCTGCTGGTGTAAACGTAGAAGATTTATTTTCTTCTGTAAGTTCAAGAACTGATGTAACTTTGACTTTCTCTACTTTCGTAAGTGGTGACAAGATTTGGACTGGAACTGCAGCGGTTGAGTCTTTAGACTTTACTGGTGACATGGAATCTCCAGCTACTTTCTCTGCATCATTCACTGGAACTGGAGCATTAGTGATGACTACCAACGCATAAACTAAAAACCAAATATATGAGAGGACAATTTAACCTATCACTTTCTGATGGTAAGGTAATACCGCTGCGTTTCTGCACATGGTCTTTAAAGAGATTTTGTCAGTTACAAGGTATTGGCCCAACAGAGATAGGAACAGCTTTAAGCGGTGAATCTGCTTTAGACGCTGTCGTTAATTTAGTAAGGTCTGCTGCTGAATATCCTTTTTATAAGGAAGGCAGAAATCCAGATTTTAAGGAAATTGACGTATGCGATTGGATAGATGACATGGGTGGTATCGGCGGAACAAAGTTCCAAGAAATCATGGCTGCACTATCAGAAAGTATGAGTAGCGGATTAGAGCAACCTGGTTCTACGTCAACAGAGGCTGGTGAAGAAAAAAAAAATTAGAATGGATTGACATAGAAAGATATACAATGGGGGAGTGTCAAATACTTCCCCATTTGTTTTGGGAGATGACCATGGCTGAATTAGACTTTATTTGGTATGGTTATAGGCATAAAGAGGAGCAAGAATGGGTGAGGTCAAGATGGCAAACTACTATTCTTGTTAATATGCAACTACCTAAAGGCAAGAAGGTTAAGCCTACTGAACTTATAGAGTTAGATTGCGATAAGAGAAATAGAAAGAAGAAAGTTAAGATAATGACTAACGAAGAGTTAGAGGCAGTTTTAAAAAAATACGAAAATATTAAACCAGTATAATAATGGCGAATCAAGAAGGTGTTGATATTATAATTAAGGCCACCGACCAGTACACAGCTACGATAAATAAGATAAATGCTTCTAATGAGTTATTAGGTAAAACTATTAAAAGCGTACAGCAAGAACTTAACGCTACTACAAAGTTATGGACAACTCTTAGAGTTCAAGGAATTGACCCTGCAAGTGCATCGATGAAAGTATTAAAAATGAATGCAGAGCAGTTAAATTTTACTCTTAATTCAATGAAAACTGCTGCTACTGGAGCAAGTGGTGCAATAACTGGAAGTGCTAATAATCTTAAGAAATCAAATCAAGCCTACTCAAACCTTGCCTTAGTTGTTCAAGATTTACCTTTTGGTTTTAGAGGTATTCAAAATAACCTTCCTGCATTAATGGGTTCGGTTGCTGGTGCAACTGGGCCTATGTATCTTGCTTTCTCTGCTCTTATTGCAGCAGTTACGGCTTATGATATGGGCTTATTTAAAGCTAAAGAAACTAACGATGAGTTTAACAAAAGTCTACTAAAAACAAATGAGGAATTAAGTAAGGCAGTAAACTATACTAATGCAGATTCAAAAAATTTAGAGAGTTTAATTAGGGTTGGGTTAAACTTAAATAATTCAGAACAAGTAAGATTAAATGCTTTAAAAGATATTAAAAAGGCATTAGCTCAAGTTAATAAAGAAGAGGCAGACAAAATAACCTCTATTGAGTCCGCTATTATACCAGTACAACTATATACCGAAGCATTAAAAAAACAGCAATTACAAGAATATGCTTCTGGAAAAATAGCTGAATTACAAATAGGATTAGTAGAAAAGAGAAATGCTTTAGCTATAGCCAGTAGAGGTGGAGATAGGTCTATAAGTATTTTAAAGTTATTTGGAATAAATAGTGTAGATGAATTAAGAACTCAAGTTACACAAGCAGAAACTCAAATAAGATTCTTAGAAGATATATTAGACCAAGCTAATAAAAAGACATTTAAAAACCCTTTTGATAAATCAAATAAGGAAGATAAGGTTGATAATAGTGCAATTAAACAACAAAACCAAGTAAACGAACAAGTATTACAAGGTTTAATTGATGCTAAAAAAATAGAACTTAAAATATATGAAGATGATGCTTTTAAGAAATATGAAGTAGCAAAAAAATTAGCAGAATTAGAAAAGCAATTAGCAATAGAAAAAATTAAAAATGCTAAATATACTCCAGAACAAATTGCTGCATTAGAATTAGAGGTAAATAGAGAATTTTCCAATCAAATGCTTCTTTTAGACCAACAGATGCAAGAGCAGTTGCTTACGCAAGATGCTAAGACAAGAAAGGAAAAGAAGAGAAGACGTGAAGAAGAATTAAGAGAACAACAAAAATTTGGTGAAAGTCAAGTCGATTTGATTGATGCTCAATTAAAGGTTCAACTTAGATTAAATAGGGATAATGTTCTTGGACAACAAGAAGCTATAAAAGAATCAATGGCTAAGATTGGAGTCCTAATGGCTGCTTCATTTGGTACTGGAATGTTCCCAACTTATTTAAAATTCTTTGATGAACTAAATGCCAAGTTAGAGGGCATGGACCAAAAAGCACTTAGAGGTGCAGAGGCGATGAAGCAAGTTAATAGCATTATTTCTGATACTGCTACTAATGCACTTGTTCAGTTTGGAGAAAATTTAGGGAAGGCCTTTGCTGGTGAAAATGTTGACATATTTGGAGGTTTTTTAGATTTGTTAGCTGGTGGTTTACAAGCTATTGGTAGTGCATTAATTGCTTATGGTTTTGCTATGGATGCATTTAAAAAGGCTTTTAATGACCCATACCTTGCTATTGCTGCTGGTGTTGCATTGGTTGCTGCTGGTTCATTTTTAAAATCTAAGATAAGTAAAGTAAGTAGTACTGGAGGAGGTACATCAGCTGGTAATATTCCAGCCTTTGCTAATGGAGGCATTATATCTGGCCCTACAATGGGTTTAATGGGTGAATATCCAGGAGCTAAATCTAATCCAGAAGTTGTAGCACCTTTAGATAAATTAAAAGATATGATTGGTGGTGGCGGAGGTGGTACATTTGTGTTAAGAGGACAAGACTTACTTTTGTCAGTAAATAGAGCACAAAAGGCATCAAATATCAAAGGACAAACAATTAGTTTAGCATAATGGCATACGGATTAAGATATAACTTACAACAAGCGTTAAGAGATTCAAGTACATTATTTGTAAATATTTACGAAGATGGTTATACTGGTTCAGTTTATAGTTATACTCCTACTGCTATAACTATTTCTCCTAATACTATTAGTGATGAGCCAGAACCAGGTATTATATCTTCACAGTTAAATGTATCTTTTTTATTGTCATCACAAGATGATTATAATAATTTTCCAACTTTGCTTAGTTATGAAGATAGAAGATACTATGTTGAATTAACAAGAACCCCATTAAATGGTACACAATCTGTAGTATGGAGAGGGTTTATGTTTAACGACTATGTAAATGTTCCATTTAGTACTGGTAATTTAGAAGTTAATATTACTTGTATAGATGCTCTATCATTTATGAAGAATAGTTTTTATCCTTATAGTGCTACATCAAATCAATTAGCAGATTTATATAATGTAATTTCTCAAGGATTAAGATTAATAGGTTATCCTAATACACCAAGTTTATATCAATGTTGTTCTTACTTTGGCTCTTCAATGTATGATAGAAGTATTGCTGCTTCTAATGAACCATTTTCTCAAACATATATTTATCAAAGAGATTTACAAAGGAAGAATTATTATGATTTAATAGAACAAATAGTTAAATCTTTTGGGTGTAGATTATTTCAGCAAAATGGAGATTGGTGGATAATGTCAGCTAATGAAATGGCAGCATCTACTATTTATTATGCAAAGTATAATTTAACTACTAATACATCTACTGGTGGAACATTAAGTAATGGTGTAACAATATCTCCGTATAATGGTTCTAATATTCACTTTATAAATAACTCTCAAAATAAAATAACCAGAAAAGGTTATCCAATTATAAAAGTTAATGCTCCAGTTAAGTTTACAAGTGATTATATAGCAAATGGTACATTCAAGGTAAATAGTGGTGGAGTTGTAAGTGCTTGGACTCAAGCAACGTCTGGTACTGGAACAATTACAGTAATACCTAATTCATCTGAGCCTTATGATGTAGTGCAATTAGCTGTAACCAACTTTGGAGGAGGTTCAACTTTTTCATATGTTACTGCTGGAACCTTGCCATATTTTTATGCTCCAGGATTTAGCTTTAGTTTTGATGCTGCGGTAAGTGTTGTTTCTGGTTTTATAATAGAAGTTTCTGTAGAAAATTCAAGTGGACAAAGATTCTATGCTGATGCAAATGGTGTTTGGGGTGCTCCTGGAGTTGTTAGAACGTATGTTATCACCTTGAATACTGCTGTTAATGTATATGAAACTATTACATCTAATCTTCAATTAGGTGCTTTTAATATTGGTGGTACAAATTACAATGTTGAAGGATTTCTTAGACTACAATTTACATGGACTGGCCCAGGAGGCGTTACAGCAAATATGAAATTAAGAAATGTCAATGCAACTCAAACTTCAACTGCATTACCAAGTTCTTTAATAGCAACAAGATTTATAACTACAACAAATTCATTAACTAAAGATTTTGAATCTTCTTTAGGTATTTATAGGTCTGATATACAAAACTGTTATGGTGCTTTGTTTTATTCAAATGGAACTCCTATAACCTCATGGTATAGATTTTCACATATAGGAACAACATATCCTTCATTGCCAATATTAATAGCAAGAGAACTATCTAATCTATTTAATAGAAACTATGCTACTTTAGAAGGTGAATTAGGACAAACTATTACATCAAATAATACTATTTATTTAAATAATACATATACCATAACAGACTCTGCAACTAATGCACTATCTTATAATGGTAAAAAGTTTATAGCTAATAGAACTGATATTAATTTATATATTAATCAAGAGAATAGTTTACAATTATTAGAAATTACAGATGTAGATAATACGTCTACTGAATCTATCACATGGGAATTAAACGGATAAAATTAAAATTATGGCAATCTTAGGAACAGATGTTATCTTATATTACTACAATGGCTCATCAAATGTGGCTTTTTCTTCTGCTACTAATTGCTCATTACAAACAAGCATGGAATTAATGCCAGTATCATCTACATCTTCTGCTTGGGCTGTTGAGTATAAACCAGATTTAACTTCTTGGACAGTAGATTGCGATGGATTATTGGCTTTTGATGGATTCGATTTCGAAGATTTCCTTAATCTGCAATACAATAGAACACAAATAACAATAAAATTTACTGTTAATACTTCTCCTGCATATACCATAACTGGCTTGGCTAACATACAATCTGTTTCATATAGTGGCGATGTTAATGGAGTAGCTACTTATTCAGTATCTTTTCAAGGATGTAAAAGATATACAATAGCATAAAAATTATAATATGGCAATTTTAGGAAGCAATTTAGCATTATACTACAGAGCAGGTTCAAATAACTATGTTCCTTTTGCTGCTTCTACAAGCTGCAATATGACTTCTAATACTGCTCAAATTGAAGTAACTAATTATAATACAGATTGGTTTAGGGATTATAAGATGGATATGTTAGATTGGAGTGTTACTTCGGATGGTTTAATTACGATAGATGCTGTTGATTATAAAGACTTATTAGACTTTCAACTAAACAGAACAAGAATAGTTGTAAGGTTTTCTGCTATAGGATTAAAAACTAATATGTTTTTTGGTAGAGCCTATATTACAGATATAACATTAAATGGGCCAGTAGAAGGCGTAGCTACTTACTCTGTTACAGTTACTGGAGCAGGGCCTTTTAGATTTACTGACCCTACTACTTGTGGAAAATACTTGGTAACATTAACTACTGGAGGTTCTATTGAATGGGTTGATTGTGATACTGGTGACCTTAAATCATTTGCTTCAAGTGGGCCTATAACATTCTATCAATGTGCTTTAATATCTGGTGGATTAGCACAAATATTTATAACAAGCGGAACTGGAACTATTACCCCAACTGGATATTGTTCAGAATAATCATAATATGCAACATCTTAGAGACTATATACTTATCATTGGATTCTTTTTCTTAGGCGTATTTGCCTATGAGTCATTTCACAAAACCGATAAAAAGGCTGACTTTAGTGATATGAGTAACTATAATAAGATTAAGGAAATACATGATACTGTGTACTTAAAAACGTACAGAAAAACGTACATAAAGGGAGATTCTATCCCTTTTGTCATTATAGATGTTGATACGACTACTATTCATGACACAGCTTTCATCATGTACGATTATAACGTAAGCAGGGCTTATTCTGACACTATTAAACAAGATTCTAATATCTTTGTGATTAATGATACCATCAGCCAAAATAGTATCAAATCGAGGTCTTTTGAGTCCAAGATTACCGAAAAAACCATCTATGTTAAGGAGTTTTATGCAGAGAAAGCTAAATATAGGCTTTTTTACGGCATAAGAGGCGATTTTAGCCCATCTAATGGCTTAGAAGTACTAAGTCCTGGTTTGATGCTAAGTGCCAAAAATAAGGCTCTAATAGGTCTTAATCTTAATATTAATAAAAATAATAATATAAGTTACTCTGGTAGCTTGTATTTTAAAATAGGAAAGAAGTGATAAAGTTTATAAAGGATATGTTTTCTGGAGGTTCAGAAGTTAGTTCAAAAAGGGTAGCTGGTATGCTTTCTTTGTTGTGTGCAATAACTGGGATATTTACAGCGTTATTGTCTCAAACTGCTTTTGATTCATTGCTTATGTATTCTGCTACTTTATTGTCAGCAAGTGTTGTAACATCAATTTTTAACAAAAAGTAACAATGTCAAACTTTAACGATTTGAACTCAGATTTAACTCCAGTAGGAATCACATTTACAGCCGTATCATGGCTTAACATTTTTGGGATTGTACAAATCAACCCTTTGCTACAATCAATAGTCTATTTAATGACTATTTGCTGGTTAGGTATGCAGATGTACGGCTTCTTAAAAAAGCAGTTTAATAAAAAATCCTAATTTAGTGCTCTATGAGACTAACAGCACACTTTACTTTAGCAGAATTTACTCGTAGCGAATCAGCTAAAAGACATGGTGTCTCTAATGAACCAAGCCCAGAACACTTAGAAAATATCAAAATACTTTGCGAAAGAGTATTAGAGCCTATTAGAATGAAGTTCGGCCCTATTAACTTATCATCTGGATATAGAAGCAAGGTTCTCAATCATTACATTAGTGGTAGCTTAAAGTCACAGCACTGCGAGGGAAAAGCAGCAGATATTGATATGGATGGTATGGGTTCTGTTACCAATAAAGAGATATTTGAGTATATCAAAAATAACCTTGAATTTGACCAGCTAATAAATGAGTTTAATTACTCATGGGTTCATGTAAGCTACAACTTAGGTAAGAACAGAAAGCAAGTTTTAGATGCCTTAAAAGTAAATAATAAAACTGTTTATGCCAACCATAGAGACTAACCAAACCAACCAATATGAGCAAGAAAAACGTCTTAGTCATAGGCGATACTCACGAACCATTCTGTCATCCACTTTATAGGAACTTTTGCCTTGAAGTGGCTAACAAGTTTCAATGCTCCGAAGTAGTACATATCGGAGATGAAGTAGACAATCACGCAATCAGTTATCACGAATCTAAACCAGACGGTCATGGAGCTGGATATGAGGCTGATTTAGCTCAAGCAGCTATGTACAAATGGTACAAGGCTTTTCCTAACGTAAAAGTCTGTATCGGTAACCACT